GAGTAATCAATGTCCTCAGTAAATACAGCAGATACATTAGCTCCACTTTTAAAAAAAGTATATCCAACTACTTCTCCTGGATACGTAGATAATAAATCAGACAGGAATAGACGATTTAGAAAAATTCGTAGAATATTGAAAGATAAGAAAAAATAAACTAAAATAGGTTCATGGAGGACCATTATGTTATTATTCATTAAACTAACACCAATAGTGTTAAGTATCATTTTCCTAATTTCTTTACTTTTTCGTATCCCACAAACATCAGATGCATTAGTTTTACTTAGCTTAGCATTTCTAAGTGGAATATCTCTAATTACGCAGATTATATCCGAAAAATTAGAGTTGAATAAAACTAAAGAAGAAATAGATAAAAAAGTTTCAGAACTTTCATCTCAAGTAGGCAAATATGAAGTTTTTAAAGCAAGGTCAACACAAGAACCTTTTAGGTTTTAAATCATGTTTACAGAATTAGAAATCAAAGCATTAACCGAAAGAATAAATGAACTTGAAGCTGAATTAAATAAAGCTAAAGTTCTTCTTAGAAATGAAGGCATTGATTTGTCTGAGTACACACTCAGTCCTGAAGAATCTATATGTGTTAACGAAATACTAAAGCTAAAGAGACTTTCTGATACTGGACAATTTACTAAGGATGAAGCTCAGATACTAGATATCTTATATAAAAATTTAAGACTTATAAGAGGTCAAAGTGTTCCTCAAGATTCTTTAAAAAAGAAGCAAAAAATAGATACAGATGAGTTATTTAAAATAGTTCAAGGCGAAAAGAGTTAATGACTTTAAAAAAAGAATTAACAAGACAAGATGCTATAGATAGATTATGGGACATGGGTGAGTTGTCTTGGAAATTAAAAGGTAAGCAAAAAGAAATTTATGACGCCATTGTTAATGGTAAGGATGATGTTGTTGTAATTCTTGTGTCGCGAAGATCAGGTAAATCATTTACTAATTGTTTAACTGCTACTGAGTATTGTTTGAAGAATCCTAACTCCATAGTAAAGTATGCTTGTCCTCAACAAAGAATGGTGAAGACAATAATTAAGCCTATAATGCGTGAAATATTTAAAGACGCTCCTGCTAAATTCAATGTTAATAATCTTTGGCATGAACAGGATAAAGTCTATAGGTTTCCTAATGGTTCGGAGATACAAATAGCAGGAACTGATTCGGGTAATGCTGAAAATTTGCGAGGGGGCTATGCCCATCTTTGTATTTTGGATGAAGCAGGATTCATGGACGATTTAGATTACGTTGTAAATTCAATTCTATTACCTACCACAGATACAACTAACGGTAAGTTGATATTAACTAGTACTCCGAATTATAAAGACCCTAATCATGAATTTCATGAGAATTTTGTAATACCTGCTCAAGCTGAAAATAAGATAGTCAAGTTTACTGTATACGATTCTCCGATGGTTACTCCTGCAAAAATAGCCAAGATAATAAATAGGTATCCTTTAAAAGAGGCTGACCCTAAATTTAGATGTGAATATTTATGTGAAATAGCTAGGTCGTCAGATAGTCTAATTGTGCCAGAGTTTAACGAAGAAGTAAAAAAAAATACAGTAACGCCAGATATAGAGTTACCTGCATTTTATGATGCTTATGTTTCTATGGACGTTGGATTTAGAGACTTAACTGTGGCGCTATTTGGATACTATGATTTTAAAAAAGCCTCGTTAGTTATACTAGATGAATTAGTAATGAATGGTCCAGATATGACTACTTCATTTTTGGCCGAAAGAATAAAGCTAAAAGAAAAAACACTATTTTATGATGAAAAGTTTAATGAGATAAAAGAACCTTATCTCAGGATAATGGATAACGATTTAAAATTGATTAACGATTTAAGTAGATTACATGGATTGAATTTTATTGCGACCGATAAAGATAATAAAGAAGCCGCAGTAAATAACTTGCGTATTTGGATACAATCTGGTAGAATAAAGATACATCCTCGATGCAAAACTTTAATCTACCATGTCGAATCAGGTCAATGGGATAAGTCGAGAAAAAAGTTTATGCATCTGAAGAACTCTCCATCAGGTCAGGTTATGGGTGGTCACTGCGATGCATTGGACGCATTGATATATCTAGTAAGGAATATTATAGAGAGTAAAAACCCATACCCTGACAATTATGGATTACTACAAGGAAGTTCTGTAATTGACACAGGATACCAACGAACACACACACAACCTTATAAAGATTTTATGAATAAAATTTTAAATATAAAGGGTAAATAATTATGAGCGATAGTTTACTGTATTTTGCTGCAGATGAAGGTAAGGAAGTAGTTTCTTATCTTGGTACAAAAACAAATGAATGGTTTAATAACCTTGTATCTAATAGATACCTAGATAAAATTAGACGTTCATGGTCTGCGTATCATGGATATTATTACGAAGATAGTCATAGCGTTGGATTTGGTGGTGAACAAGGTGAGTTAGTAACTCTTCCTGTTAATCATTACCAGAACATTGCTAGAAATATTTTAGTTATGGTTACTTCTACTAGGCCATCATTTCAAGCTCGTTCTATAAATACAGATAGAAAATCTTTAATTCAAGCTAAATTAGCTAACGGATTATTAGATTATTATATGCGAGAAAAACGCTTAGAGAGAGAGTTAAAGCGTGCAACAGAATATGCTATAGTACTAGGTTCTGGATACGTTAAAATGGAATGGAATGCCACTAAAGGCACGATATATGATTATATCGAGCCTAGTGAAGATAAGATTGAAGATTTCAACGAACAGGGAGAACCAGTTGATACTGAAGGTAACGTATTGAAGCCTTTCCCTATATATGAAGGAGACGTTGAATTTAAGACTTTATCTCCGTATGATGTTTGTTTTGATAGTACTAAAGAAAATCCTGAGCAACATGATTGGGTTTTATCTAGGACATTTATAAATAAATATGATTTAGCAGCTAAATATCCTGAGTTTGCTCAAGAAATTGTAGCTTTAGCCACAAAAGATGAAATACAAAAAAGCATAAGCACTATAATGTCTCACGATAAAACTGTAGATATTCCTGTTTATGAATTTTATCATAAAAGAACTGAATCTTTACCTGAAGGAAGATACATATTATATTTATCTCCTGAAATAATTCTTATAGATACGGTTATGCCTTATAGGTCATTACCAATTTATAGAATTTCTCCCTCAGATATCTTAGGAACTCCATTTGGATATAGTCAAATGTGGGATATTCTTCCTCTACAAGATGCAGTAAATAGTTTATATTCTACAATATTAACTAATCAAAATGCCTTCGGTACTCAAAATATTCTTAACCCCAGAGGAAATGATGTAAAAGTTACTGAAGTTCAAGGAGGATTAAATTTCATTGAATACAATTCTCAAGTAGGTAAACCTGAATCGCTAAACTTGACACAAACTCCTGCTGAAATATTTAATTTTCTTCAAATGTTAGAACGTTCTATCGAAACTATTTCAGGAGTTAATTCTGTAGTTAGAGGTAATCCTGAATATAATTTAAAATCAGGGAACGCCTTAGCTCTTGTTTACTCACAAGCTTTACAATTTATGTCCGGATTACAACAATCTTATATTCAGTTATTAGAAGATGTTGGTACAGGACTAGTAAATTTACTAAAAGATTTTGCTAAGGTACCTAGGATTGCAGCAATCGTTGGTATAAATAATAGAGCTAAAATGAAAGAGTTTACTGGAGACGATTTAGATACAATAAATAGAGTTGTAGTTGATGTAGGTAATGCTTTAGCTAATTCCACCGCTGGACGAGTTCAGATGGCAGAACAGATGTTACAAATGGGACTTATAAAAAGTCCAGAACAATATATCAACGTTATTACTACAGGTAATTTAGAAGTTCTTATTGAAAAAGAATCAAATGAACTTGACACTATTAGAGGTGAAAACGAAAGATTACTAAGAGGTGAGGAAGTTATCGCTATAGCTACTGACGACCACGTTCAACATATTAGAGAACACAAAGCAGTGTATGCTGACCAAGACTTAAGGAGAGACCCTGAATTAGTTCAAAGAGCATTAGCTCATGTTACAGAACATATAGAACTACTTAGAAATGTCGACCCTGATTTATTAACTATAATTGGACAACAGCCCCTAGGACCTAAAGGTGGTTCACCAGCAAATCAACCTCCACCGGAAGCAGGAGTTCCTTCAAGTATGAATCAATTACCTAGTGATGCGATGCTTGCTCAACAAGCTCCTCAGTTACAAGCACAAGGATTACCTGAACCAGCACAACCTCCGGCAGGATTAGACTTACCTACTACTCCTCAGGAAAATTTAGAAAAAATTCAAGGATAATTAT